GGGGAGAACTTTCTAACGTTCTCATACTTCGGCGAACTCAGTATTGCTACGTTCATCTTTTTTCTGTTTTTTAAGTTGCTTTTGTACCCGTTTCCAATATCTTTTTGTAAGACTCTTTTTAATCCACTTCGGACCACCATTCCAAGCTCGTGCGATTTCTTCATATGTACTATTTTTATTGTGATAACCATTTACTATGTGAAACATTTCTATTGACTTCTCCCTACTCCATCTATCTTCTAATGTATATTCTAATTCAGATTTCTGAATTGTTAATATACGATTTACTTCTCTAACCATAATAGGTCTAATTTGTAAACACCCTGCTGCTTTTTCTCTTTTATGATAAGCTGAATCATTACCTTCACTTTCAACCATAATCATAGCTTGAATCAATGGTTCAACATCTAAGGTATATGTTGGTTTTACAAAGGTAGGTTCTACAACTTCAATTTCAATTGGTGTTACATCTAACGTAACGATTGGTTCAAATTCATGTGTTTCCGTTCCACCCAATCCTAATGAAATGGGTATCAATAATAACATTAACTTTCTCATACTTTATGTCTATTTTCTTTGGGACACATATCAAAATCGTTTTTGAAAGGACACCACTTACAATTCTTATTGTTCTTACCAGCCATAGCAGGATACTCCGATTCGGTTCTATATGAACCATCCTCATTGAATGAATTTCTAACGAAATCCTCAAAACTCTTAGTAATCTTATTTAAGGTAGGTTTACCATTTGCAGGTTCGAATGTTTGTACTCTCTTCTGAGCGAACATCATTCCTTCCATTAACTTACGTTTTACTATAAAATACTTTGTACTAATCCTATCTAATGGATATCCGAATTGTTCTGATAAGAACTTCTTATACAACACCAATTGTGCTGTTTTAGTTTTATCAGCCTTTTGCCATTTGTTCCAACCCATCGTAGATGTTTTGATATCCCAAATCTGTAATTTGTTTTCGTATGTATCTTCGAATACTAAATCTAAGAATCCTCTCATATATACATTGTGAGAATCTAATGCTTTAGAGTATATTGGTAATTCTATTGCTACCAACTTCATATGACGAGTATTGAAATAATCAATTCTGTTTTTAGTAACTTCATTAAGTATTGCTATACCATCTTCTAAGAACTCTTCCATTTGAGATGGGTTACTGAATTCTACACCAGTCTGTTCCCTCATCTTTTTGTACTCAACTAACATATTTTCATACAACATAGCACCTAAATCTAATTTAGCTGCTTCATCGATTGAGTTATTGTATAAGGTATCTAACCATTCTTGTAGAACTTCATGCATAGCAGTTCCAAATACTAAATGTATAGATGGGTCGAATGAACGATTACCATCCATATAATTCAACTTCCATTGATGTGGGCAGTTGGCATACATAGTGTATTGTGAATAGGATACTTTTGTATCCTCAGCTTTCGGTTCTTTCACCCCAAATGTGAAAACGTTACTTATCTTAGATTCTTTCATATAGTACTAATATACGACTTTTTATTGGATTTACCAAATTTTAATGTTATTAAATTGTTAAGTTATTAACAATTATTTTGCCCACTTCTTTCGTTGTACTATTTGTGCTATCATCCCATAAACACTTAAATCCTCATAAGTATCTTGGATATTCTCACCAACCTCATCAGGCTGTCCTAAAACAACTAATTGCTTTAATCTTTGAATTTTATCATTCATTCTAAACCACAACCCAACTAATGATAATTTAATATCTTCATCAGATTCTAAGTTAGTTCCAACTGAAATGTTACCTGGCCCATAGTTTCGTTGTTTCTTACAAAACGTTTCGTACATCTCATCCAGTATCTTTTGGAACTCCTTTGTAGTTTCAGGATATAATCGTTCACAATATTGAATTGCATCCTCATCCTTAGTTTCTTTAATAGTACGTTCACCTCTGTGAATTACTTTCGTTTTTGCTTCTTTTAATATTTGTGCCATATTTTAGTTTTGGTATTTTAGTATTTCACTATCCACTGCTCCTTGCAATCTTTCGATATCTTTTTTTAAAGCTTTAACGTTTCTATAAAGTACACCAATTGGAGATTCAGCATGTCTTAAAAAACTACCCTCAATGTTATAATCTACAACATATATTCCATATGTGATTATACCCGATGGGTGTTCTTTTTCTATAATTCTGTAACTCCAATATGATAACTCTTGATTAACGTTATCTTCTTCAAACTCAGTAAATGGTATTGTTAATTGTATGTTCATTTCATTAATTTTTTAGCTTCTTTATCAGTTAATCCATATTTCATTAGTATATCCATAACATCACCTTTAGGTAATATTTCTAAATAATCAATTACTTCTCTTTGAGATACACCATACCATTTTGATAAATACTCTAAACATTCTGTATTGTATTTACTAGCTTTGTTACCTTTGATGTACTTATCAAATGTTTTCTTCTTTGGTAAAAAATCTAAATATACCTTATAAACATCTCTAGCTGATAAGAATCCGATTGTGTACTTTTGTAATATATTTACAATTGGTAATAAATCTAAATTCATACTCAACCATCTGTTGATAATAAAAGGTGAGAAAGACTTCTTGTCCATATCCGATAGAGATGCCCAAGAGTCTTTCTTTTCCTTTATACCACTCAGATGTTGAAAGATACTTTTAGCTTTCACAGTACTTGCTGAGTTCTTAGTCATTAAGGTAAAAGTTCTTTAGGTAAAAACTTCGGTGATACTTCTCCACACTCTGCACATCGTACAACAGGTATAGGCATCATTGATTTTTGTCCGTTAGGTGATTGTACCGCTGGTACTTCTTTAAACATTGTTACTTCTTCCCAAAATATACTATCGCACTGCTCACAAGTTACAGTTGGTAACTTAGTCGGGTCCAATTTCATTTGAGGTTGAGATGGTGCTCCTTGAGAACCACCCATACCTATTACTTTTCCTTTACCTTTTCCCATAATTACTTACTTTCTTCTACAGATGATTTTCTGTAATCTGTTACTAATTTTTTGATTTCACCGATTGCTTTTCTAGCTCTACTCTTAGATGCCTTCGTTGTACCATTGTGTTCTGCTTCGAATTCTGTGTAAAGTTCTTTAATTGATTCGAAAATTTCATTTGAATTTGCCATAATTTTACTTTTTTTTATTAATTATTGTTTTATATCGATTATTATTTCAAGCATCATTGCCATAATATTAATCTCTTTGTCTACTACGGATGCATCTTTATACTGTCCATCCGCTATCTTCAGTATTGTATTACCCACTTTACCATTTGCGTATTCATCTACATTATCGTATAAGAATCTGTAAAATGGAGTAAAATCTTTAACTTTGGAATCAGCTATAATCTTTCTAACGGATTGGAATATATCTTTTACTCCACCATTAGATTTAAGTAAGGTTAATACCTCATCCATATAGTTAGCTTGAATTGTTGATGTACTATCTATCTTCAATTCACCTTTAATAACTTGTCGTTGTGCTGCGTTTAGAACTCTACGAATATCAGGATATCCACTATTTACTAAAATTGCTAAATCCGACATTTCGTATTTAACTCCTTCCATATCTAAGATATCTTTTAATCTCATAGCCACCTCTTTTTTAGATGGTGGTGTAATTCCAAATGTTTGACATCTACTCTGAATTGGGTCAATCACTTTCTCTACATAGTTACACGTTAAAATGAAACGAGTGGAGTGTGAGAATGTTTCCATCAGATTACGAAGTGCTGCTTGTGCATTAGGTGTTAGGTAATCAGATTCATCTAAGATGATAACTTTCCATTTACGGAAACCCATAGAAGATGCGAATCCTCTAATCTTATCTCTAACTGCATCTACTGAATTTTCATCAGATGCGTTAATGTACATAACATCACAATCAATTTGGTTTGTAATGATTTTAGCTAATGTGGTTTTACCCGTACCAGCTTGTCCATATAAAAGTAGATGTGGTACATCTTCGTTCTCTATATAGATTCTTACTTTTTCTAAAATATGCTCATTACCAACATACCCTTCTAATGTATCGGGTCTGTACTTCTCAACCCATAACGTGTTTTCTGTTTTATTCATTATCTTCCGACTTCTTTTAAATAGTTATTTTTCATTTGTTCCCATGTCATACCAATAGCATCGATGTAAAATAAGTGCTCTGGCTTCAACCTACCCTCTGAATGTAGTTTTGTGTAACGTTTTATAGCTTTCTTCTTCCACCATCGATTAATATAATCAACACCTTCAGTAAACTTCTTCTTCATTACTAACTCATCCTCTTCAATCTCCTTACGAAGAAATTCAGGTCCGTTCTCATACATCATAGCGAGATATACACCTCTTTTAAAACCATGATGATATTCAGATTGTTTTATACCACATTCTTTGAATATCTGCCCAAGAATCTTTTGTTTGATTCCACTAACAGGCCCACTAGCCACACCCATACTTTTACCATTACGAATTCTCTCATTTGTAATAGCTGTTTCATACCATTCTGCTTTATTATCTTTAATCCATTGATGCCAAGGTTCATAGAACTTATCATCAGGTTTCAAAGATATCTTACCAGCTGATTCTCCGAGTGTTTTAAAATGTGGAATACCATTATACTGAGAGTGTATTCCATATAGTGATGTTGTACCAACTGCTATAAGAGTTTGTCCATACTTTTCTTTCCAAAGGTTTCTAACTTCAGGAATAGTAGTCATCATCGCAACTAACTTACCACCTAAGAAATTATATCCTAATGGTTGAGTACATACGATTGTTGATGCTATAGTAGTATGATTTAACTTCCCATCTACAAACTTATTATCCTTACTCCACCCAATGTAGTTATCTCTAACTGCCATAGATGTTACATCAGATGCTAATGAAATCTGCCCTAAGAGTTTACCACTTTTCCTATCCTTAACATTAATCTTAACATTACGACCTGGATTAGCAGTAAATCCCATAGTATGAATCATTTTTCTAACATAAGTCCATTTAGTAGATTCTTTGGGGTCATCTAAAATCTCAACATATGGGTCTAACTCTTCAATCTCTTTAATAGTTTGTTCCAAATTGTTAATATCTGTTGGCATCCACTGCGTATCGTACAATTCAGATATCTGAGATTTATCTCTAATCATATTAGGTTCTTGCAACTCAACCCACTTTTTATAAAGTGTCTGTTCTTCAACAGTCATTGATGCAAGGTAATCCATATTTTCGATTAATTCCCTCGTCTGAATATCCTTATCAAATACTGGCTTAGCCGGTTCTGTATCCCAAAAATCCATACTTTTTATTTTATCTCTACTAAGTAATACTTAGAGGTTAGGTTATCCTTTGCAAACTCAATATTTGCTAATCCCTGTGATGATATCTGTAGGTTAGCTGATTTAGAACCTCTATTAGCGTTCAGAATCTCTTTTAAATATTTTGCTGAGAATGATATAGGTGATACATCTCCATCACATTTACATTCTACTTTCATAGAAATTCTATTTGTGTTGATTGATGAATATCCTAAGATAATCTCACCACTACCATCCTTACATTGTAATGTGAATGTATCAGCCCCCC